GAGTCCCCGATCGAAAGAATCCTCAAGTCGGCTGCCGACAAGGCAAACAGCTCAGTCTAAAGGGGTACAGTACGCGCGAGATTCACGTGTTTGTCATGGAGGATGACGACACAAGTGAAGAAGAACTCCCAGCCAAGGTGAAATATGCATCAATCACTCAGGAAGAGGCTTTCATCCCCGACGATGATTTTTTTTCTGAACAGAAATCAAAATGAGCGCACTTGTTTCCGAGGTTGCTTCCCAGTTCACCAGCCAGACCGGCAACTTTGTCGTTGCCGGCTTCTCCTTCGGCGCGGCCATTGCGTGGATGGACCTGGTCCGCTACATCATCGCCCAGGTGGTGTCCGTGCCCAAGAACGGCGGCACCTACTACCTGCTGACGGCCATCTTCACCACCCTGCTGTCCATTGTGGTGTTCCTGATCATGAACCGTGCTCTGGGTACCAAGGCGCCGTCCCAGCCCATCTTCGCCGTGACCCGCTAAGAAATCAACCCGAAGGGTTGGGGTCACGCTACATGATGCGCACAGCAACCTCCGCGTCAGAGTCGTCATCGTCAGAGTTCACCGGAACGGGCTCGGGATCGGCGTCGTTGACCAGTGTAATTGAAAGAACCGGAAACTCGTACCACTCCATATTTTCATCAAACTCATTCGGGAAGGAATGAAACACGTCCACATCGATGAACGCCTTCATATCACTCTTCTCGCCCAAAAATAGATTCGTCTCACGGATTCGAGCCGCTCCTCGATCCGTAAGCCGAATGAGTGACGATACACGCTCAAAACTCAAGCAGTACTTCACGTCGTCGCAGTCCTCATTCTCACAGTGCTCATCCATGAACATGTACGGGCGAAGATACGTCATACGATACAGTTTCAGGTTTGACTCAACCTCCTTCGTGTCAAACACCTTTTTGCACATATTCATACCCTCGATGTACTCTCCATCGGTGAGTTTCTCCTTGATCGAGTCGATAAACTCGGTCAGATTTGCGATTGGTGTCGACTCCATTACTAGTACAAGGACACCTTGGGTTTAAATGCTTCTGGCGGTGGAACAGCCGCGAGACGCTCGAGCAACGGCTTGAGCAGACGCATGTATGCAATGTACGCCGTGACAAAGCCGACAATGAGTACCACGATGACCCATCGTCCAAAGGCGCGCTTCTCGGGTTCGGGTTTGGGTGGTGGCGGAATCATGGACATGGCATCGATGATACGTTGAATCTGCACATCCTGCAAAGGCGGTGTCGGTGGTGGCGGCTCCTTGTATTCGCAGTGAACCCTGAGCGTGAATGCATTGTTGTTAAAGCCCTGAAAATCAAGAGACTTTCCAATTGAATCGATCCAACGAATCGTCAGACGCTGAATCTTGGGAATTGGCGTATCATAATCCAGGTACTGCTTGTAGTCCGAGCCCTCCTTGAAGTTTTTGATCGTCCCACTGGTGACGTCGAGCGGAACCATCCCGAATGTCGAACGTATGGTGGAGCCGTCCGTTGTCCCGTTGATCAGTTTCTTTGCATCGAGGACGCTCGTCGTCCGAAGTTCTTCAATGTCCAGGAAGACGTACTCGGTCACGCTGAGCATCACCAGCGTGGTTGACTTGTACATGTTCAGGCCCGTGTACGTCGGGTCGTTGACGTAAATCGGTGAGGATGCCGCAGTGAAACTGGTCAGCGTACCGGCGGCAACACCAAGCGCCCTCTGAAGCTCGAGCGTATTCGCAGTCATCGTGAATGACGCCGAGGCCGTGAAGACGAATCGACCTTCGTCCGTGAGGTATGTGACCGTCAGGAGCGTGCCACCCGTCGTCTTTGTGAGTGCAGATGCAAGTCCCTGTGACGAGTAATAGCCTGGTGCGATGCTATACTGGACTGACTTGAACGTGAAAATGTTTGTACCGGCCGTGATGTTGTATAGCGTGTTGGGCACCTTGGCATTCACCAGATCGACTCGGACGACACTGTGGAGCGGAGCGGTCAAGTGCAACGTGTACGTGTTGCCTGACGGGTATAGAGTCGTGTCGCGACTCGACGAATCGACATAGACGTACTTGACACGCTGACTGTCGTCCGCCATCTACTGTGTGTACAGAAAAGACTATACGTTTTCGGCCGAGAAAAAAGGGGTTCTGTCTGCACGTGTCACTTAGGGCGGTACGTCTCAACAAACACACGAACCATGGCGGCCGAACTGCTGAACGACGTTTTTCGCGACATTCAGCGTGACATTGGCGCCGATCTCACGGCGTTTCTCTACCGAACGTATTACAACCATCACGAAATCGACTTTGGGGTGATCCAACAGGTGATCATCGAGGCTTTCGAACACACCATGAAACCGACTGCAATTTCCGACGAAACGTGGGACGAATTTCTCAACACGCTGCTGATTGGCACGGAGGTGGCGATCAACACGAAGTGGTATGTGCCCCATTTCTGGGATCTGGAGTTTGTCGACGAGGATGAGATGATGGCCGACATCATCGCCATGATGCAAGCCGTGTTTGCAGTCGTCACTCGGACACAGGGTGAGACTATGCTGCACGAGATGAGAAGGGTATAAAAAGGTGGACCGATGGTCTGACACATGAGGGCTATTCTCGTTCGTCCGATGGCTGTCGCAAAGCGCGCGCGGTGTTATTCGACACCGCCAAAGCGCATCTCAAAGAAGGTGGTGAAGCAGGCTGTCGATCACGCGACAAATCTGTGTTTCTACATTGAGGATACCATCGAGTGTCGCCTCGCATGGGAGACGGTCGAGGAGATTGCGCACGCCTACTACGACCAAGAGGCGGCGATCAAGCAAAAGAACAAGGAGGATGTGCGCGACGATCCGCTCGAGAACCGCGAGTATGACGTCTAGAGGAAATATCTGCTAGAATTGTAAGATGAGATACCTGTATTATCTGCGCGATCGTTTCCCGTTTCGTTTTTTGCGCACATTTTCTCTCCGTATTGTTCGATCACACTCGTGTCCGCTTTTCTGAAAAAACTAGGTTTTGTCTACACGGGTCAACGTCCCGCCAGGCACTATATACTCTCACGAACACCATCGTTATCATGGATATTCGCGAGCGTACCCTCGCACTCATGGCTGAGCTTTCGGCGCTTGCGGGACAGATTCCGCGCGATATGCGCCACGACTTGCAGAGTCTCGGCGTGAATATGCGCACGCGCATGTACGAACCACGTGTGCGCGTGCGAGCAGTGGCTCCCGTTCACTCCATGTGTACGGGCAAGACGGCAAAGGGCACGACGTGCAAAAACAAGGCGTGCGCTGGCTTTGAGATGTGTCGGATCCACTCCAAGCAGAGTCAGCGTATGACGTCAGAAGTTGAGGCGGTCAATCCGTGTACCGGTACGACTGCAAAGGGTGAGCCGTGCAAGTGCCCACGCTTCCGCGGGTTCGAAGTGTGCTGGCGCCACGCCAAGAAGGAGGGTCTTCTCCCTGATGTGCCGACAGATTGTGCTATATGTATGAACGATATGGTTCCATCCGAGCGAACAAAGACCAAGTGTGGTCACTATTTCCACACGGCGTGTCTGACGCAGTGGGCGACCCGGCGTGGTACGACAAGCACATCGAGCCGTCGCCGTACGATTGGTGCACCGTGCCCCATGTGCCGCGCGCCCTTTAGACTGACCGCACTTCCGCCTCCACCGATCGAGGGACCTGCCTGGTACGTCATGGGGAATGCTGCGCCGACCGTGACGACATCCGGTGCAGAGTGGGTCGAGCGTCTGCGCGCGGTCCCGACCTACCCGACGATGTCACTCGAGACGCTCCGCCACTATGCCGAGTATGCCGGACGGAGACTGCTGAGCTTCATGGACGAACGCAACGGCGAGTTTCCGACCGTGGCGCAGACCCGCATGATTATGGATACTCATCGCATCGCGCCTACGGTGTCGTACGCGGACTTGTAGAGTGGGGGACACGCGGGTATTGAATGTCAAAGTTTATATACAGATTCGCCTCTTTTGTCAACCCTTTGCCGTCCACCTTGTAGTCTTTGCGCGGATCAATCACATTGTCTAGGTCGTGCGTCTTGAGCGTCATGGGTCCCGAAAAGTGCGGGACGACAAACTCAAACCCGTTGACTGACTCTTCGAAACTGACTGTAAGCTTGTACCGTAGGTCGTGTCCGTTGCGCTCAAACTTGGGGTGCTTCTTGATCCTGAAAATAACTTGCAAGTGACCCGAACGTTCGTTGGGTGATCGCGCCTGTTCACCGAGTCCCTCGATGACTTGCGACGTACCATCCTCGAGCCCTGGTGAAATGTTGAGATTGAGTGACGCTGCATTTGTCACGTGACGCTGGTGGTGACACTGTGCACACCCGCGCGGAAGTTGTCCTCCACCCTGACATCCGTGACACGGCCGCTGGAACATCTGCGAAATGATTCCCATGTTTTGAACTTCACTGAGCATACCGGCGCCGTTACACACTGAGCACTTGTGCAGACAGGCGAAGCATGGTTTCGTGATTGTCACCTTGAGTGTCTTTGTGACTCCCGTGAACACCTCGTCGAGCGACAGTTCAATGACGTGTTTGTGATCGCCTCGACGTCCGTTCCCGCCTCCGCTAAACTGTCCGTGACCAAAGGGGCCACCAGCACCTCCGCCAAACATGTTCTGGAACACCTGTGAAATGTCCGGACCCTGTGGCATTTGCTGCTGAGGATCATCCGTCCCAAACTGGTCGTACTTGGCACGTCGATCGGGATCGGAGAGCGTCTCGTGTGCCTGGTTGATCTTCTTGAACTTTTCGGCATCACCGCCGGGCTTGTCTGGGTGGTGCTTGACGGCCAACTTACGGTACGCCTTTTTGATTTCGTCGACCGATGCACCTCGATCGATACCGAGCGTGTCGTAGTGACTCATTACTTAGAGTTGTCGCGATATGTTTAAGCAAAATGGACCGCGAACCCGAGATTCTCCAGATTGTCAAAGAGCGTGGACCCATTACCGTGCGTCGCATCGCCAAACTCACGGGCCTTAACGTCCATTTGGTGAGTGGGGCGTTGCACGGCTCCAAGAAGACGTGTAAGGTGAATCGTGCACCGCTCAGTTCACTCAAAAAGTCAATCTGGTCGTATAGCGAGACGCCGATCCGACCTGCAAAGGTGGGTTTGGTCAAAACGGACGAGAGTACCTAGGCAAGCAGGAGCCATCGCGGCTTGGGTCCTCTCACCTTGACAAAGGGTCGGTACGCTTCGACCCATTCGTGTTTGTACTTGTCCCAGAGTTCACTGTTGGACATCTCAGGATCGGTCAAACACCACGTGGTCCAGAGTTCACGCTGTACCTGTTCCCAGTCCATGATGGTCGATACGCGGATACAGTCTTAAGACTGTGAGTATTTTACATGTATGATTATTTGGGACATTTGGAACCACGTCCATGCGATCGAGTTTGGGTTAGTACTCCCACCCGGGCTCAAACGTGAATGGATCGACCAGGATGGAATGCCTCGGACATATGAGACGCTCGTTCGCGAGGATACAACCTTGTGTAAACGCCGAAAGTTGAACCCAAAGTACGAGAACGCCTACCTAGAAAAGGACGGAACGATCAAGTCTGACCTCGACTCGGTCGTCGCGGTTCAGCGCATATGGCTTGACAAGGCCTACACACCCAATAGTGGTGTGATGTACAACAAAATAAAGTCTCGCTTTACATCAGAATGCCAACGGCAGCAGATTACCAGTTCAAGTACCAAGTGAATGGGACTGACGTTGGCGAATCACGTCACCTCGACCAGTGGACCAACATCAACACGTATTATCACGCACCGAACGGCTATTTCCGCGACACAGACGTTGCAGTCATTCCCTTCTGCCTCGACACGACGTCGTATCAACCCACAGGCACGCTCAACTTTTCGCGCATCGACAAGTTTCAGATTGTCACACCGCCAACCGTGCCGTTTACAAGCATGGTCACTGGGAGTTACCTCTACGCCGTCGGGTACAACGTCATCGAGATCAAGGATGGCACCGCCTCGCTCCTTTATTGGGACTAAAAACCTCGTACTGTATTAGATGGCCGAGACGCCAGGTGCGCAACTCCTGGTTGAAGGCCCACAGGACGTGTGGCTCACCTCCGAGCCGCAAATGTCCTTCTTCAGATCGACGTACAAGCGACATGTGCCTTTTGGCATGTCGCTCGAACGTGTAAATGTCGCCCCAGGTGGGCTCGTACGCTTTGACACATCAAAGGGTGATCTGCTCGGCTACGTCTACATGACCAAGCACCACCCGGTGACTGACGCGCACGTGCCGACGCCAATCACATTCACGTCGATGGCGACGCGACTCGGTGAACAAATCATCGACAAACGCGACCTCGTCTACCTGAACACGATCCGGCGTGCGATTGAGACCAAGAACGAATCACAGGCCAAGACACCCACGGGGTTCCAGCCGCTCATTCTTCCATTCACGGGTGCATACTTCCCGCTCGTCGCAATTCGACACGCACAACTCGATCTCGTGTTTGAGGGACTCGATGGTGCGTACACGTACAAGGTGTGGGGTGAGTTTATTCACCTGCCGTACGAAGAGCGTTCGTGGTTCGAGATGACCACGCACAGACTGATGATTCAGCAGGTGCGCAAGACTGTTCCGCTCAACGGTGATCTGTGCCTCGCCGGACCGATAAAGTATATCGCATGGCCGACAATCAACTATACGGCCGAGTACATTGCTGATAGGCCGCCCGTGCTCGCCACGCCAACGATACCAGTCATTGTCGATACCGCAAGTGCCAATACATTCTTTGTTTTTCAGACGACACCCTATTACAATCTGGGCACACTGACGTACACAACAAGTGCACTTCCCGCCGGGATGTCCGTATCTGCAACATCTCTAACAGGTATCACGTTGGGTTTTGCGCAGGGTACAAACGTCGACATTCAGACAATCCGTGTGACTGTAAAAAATTCCGTAGACATCGCGACGAGCATAGAATTTCCGATTGCATATGCATCGACTGTCGATCGATATATAGTCGAGAATTATCAAAACCAGGTGTACTCGGTGAATGGTGGCGCAAATCCTACGTTTTATGTGGCTCGCACAACGTTGATTGTGTTTTATATGAATGCACCTGGTCAACCATTCAATATTCAGACAGTCAGTGGTGCATATAGTGCCGGGGACGTGTACACGTCCGGCGTGTCGTATCCAGATACCGATGTAGGTACCATAGTGTGGCGCGTCCCCGCCAGTGCACCCGGTACTCTTTACTATGCTTCGAAGAACAACTCACTCATGGTTGGTACGATTATCGTTATCAACTAAACTATGATTTGTCTCCACACGTCTCAAAAGTAGAAACACCTCTATACCTATAAACAAAATGTCCTTTGCATTCTTCGGAAATTATATCCGGGCATGGGACACTGAAAAGCCAACCATCGCAACAATCGGTCCATTCTTTGACGAGTGGCGGCTTGTTGTTGAACTTGTAACCATCCCGTACGATGGTGGAGAACCAATGCATCAGTGGTCACTGTGTATGACTACCGCTATGATGATCCGCCGGTACTCAACTCTCTAAACTAGGTTTTGTTCCAACCAGTCTATCGTCAGTGACCGTAGATCCACCATCATTACAATGCAGACACTGTTCAAGTTTCGCGTCGTGCCGAGGAGCTTTGTTCGATCTGTCATGGGGAAACCCTATACGGGTGACGAATGGGAACTATGGAGGGCGAAGGAGGAGAAGGAACAGAAGACGAGCACGCCCCAACCGGAGAAGTTCACACAGTCGTTTCAGGACTACCTCGACTCAAGGCTCACGTATGAGAAAATGATGCATCAATCCGACGCAGAGAAGAAGAAGACCCCACCTCCAGATAATCTCACTAAAAAGTAACAGATGGTAAATTGTGAAAATATATGCGTTGCAGTTTTTGCTATAGCATATATGAGTCTATATATATTGTTTTTTTGGAATATCAAAGAAATCTGGTAACACCCATATGCACGTCCACGTCTACCCCACAGCCCAAAATTCACTATGACTAATCACGGAAGTGCACATGCATATACACCTCGACCAAAAAACTCACCGAACTTTCCAAGAACATTTCCCCCAAGCCCGATCCCCCGTGCA